TACCTGGAGAAAGTCTAGACATCTTATTGCTTTTTCCGTAAGCCATTTATTATCTCACTACCTTAAATGTATCTTTAATATTATAATATGTATAGTTTTTTGATGAAGTACCTGGTCTATATCTTAATTGTATTTTATAATCTCTTTCTTCGAATAAGCTATCTGAATATATTTCAAAGTAATTACCTATTGTTGGGCCGACAGATATCTTTGTATATGGATGAGAATATGGTATTACAACTTCATCTGTTTTACAATCTATAATTGAATAATGCATACGATCAGGTTCAATAAACGCTACATCCAACTCTGCTGATGTGGTTCCGTAAGTCTTAACTGGATATTTTAGTCTACCATTAACATTAAACTTTATTTTCCCTCCGCGTTTGTACGAGCCTCTATTATTTTTAAGATAAAAGAATACTGCTCCAGTATCTGTCATATCCAATGCTGCTAAAGAACCTGTAACGTTATTATAGTCTTCCCAACATATTTCCAATCGCGGTGGATATATTGTATGAGTGTTTCTAGAAAAGTATTTTATATTTCCGTATTTATATCTATCAGTTTCTAAAGATGTTGTAGAATCAAGTGAGCCAGAAAGCTTTATTAAAAAACCGCGGTTTGTTATTGGGTTTCCACTTGAACCAATAGCTACTGATTCACTCCAATCTGATAGTATGTCATCAACATCAGCTCTCATATCTAAATCTTGGTTGGGATCTGTGTCGTAGTTATATTCGTATTTTGCAATGGACGAAGTCCACCATTGACCACCTCCATTATTACTTACGCTATTTGATCCAGTTTCGCCTGATGTAAAGTCAGCTGATGCAGTATCCCAAGCTTGTCCAGTCAAATCCTCTCCTGCATAGTTTGTCCAGCTTACACCGTCTGTAGTTTTCGGTTTGTTTGTTGCTCGGCCTGTACCTACATCCCAATCTTTAGAAATTGGGTGTATTGCTAAACTGTGACTTCTGGCTAAGTTATTTGCTTCTGTAGAATATAAATTTAAGTACGCGGATCTTGAAACTGAACCTGTTGGCATTCCCAAATCAACTAACCCCGGCCAGTCTATGTTAAAGTACAACAGCATTCTAGAATTATATGTCTTGATAGTTTGTGATGATGAAACTATTTTATTTATTTCTAATATTTCACTACCACCTGTATTCATATACTGAGTGTTCAGATCTGTTGCTGCTCCTGTGCCTTCGTATATTGTTGCGTCCTTAGATGCTGTTATACTATATATCATTTTAATATCCCACTATTCTACCTTTAATGTCATTGTCAGGATATTTTACTTCGAATATAGATGGGTCCATTGCTGGATAAACAACTGCGTCTCTAGTTGCTCCTTTTATATCATATATGTTTCCGCTATATCCTGCATCTGAATCAAATAAATTATATATTCTTAAATTTTTTACAGTTTGTACGCCTTCTATTTTATCTAGCTCAGTAGCTATCTTAGGTAATATTATAGGTTCGTTTATAGACCAGTTATCAGAATCAAATATACATTTTAATTTATCGATACACCTAAATAAGATTTCTTTATTTTGATAACCAGGTCTAGGTAAAATTGTAAAGTCAACCCCTACATTTATTACGTGTGCTGTTTTTATATTGATGGCGTCTGTTAACATTCTATATTGAGATAAATATGTTTGAAGATTTTGCTTTGCCAATTCGGTTAGTGGTACACAATTTTTATTTTTATCATATGCCAATGCATATAAATTTATAGCTAATGGATTTTTTATTTCATGAGTACCAACATTCTGTAACCAATACTGTTCGTCTTTATCTAAATATGCTTTTGTTACCGAGCCATATTTTGCCGGCATTGCATAGACTCTTGCTACATAATCTTCTCTTGTAACTGCTCTGTTTTGAGACGAATAATGTGCCAGTGTATTTTGTCTTATCTCATCTGTCGATTCTTTTGATCGACCACCTACAGCTGGTTCTAAATTTATTACAGCTATTGAATTTTTTACCACTGTAACTTTTCCTTGATCTAAGCCATCTGTATCTAAATAATATGCTGTTTCATTCAACCCTGCCGACCATTTTGTTATTTGTCTTGCTCCTACATTAGAATCCAAACCTCCGCCTTTTAAGTATTTTACATATAATGTATTATCAGCTGGAGCCTGTCCATAAGCTCTTGTAAACATTGTGTTCGTTGGGTCGAAAGCTATATCAACATAAGTAGTACCGTTAAGATAATTTGTTGATGTATTTCCATAAGGAAGCTGCATACCTATATTTTCTGGGTTAGGTACTATAACTTCATCTGGTTGAGAAGATATTCCAGCACCAAACCACAACTCTGTGTAGTCATCTGCTCTTACGTGCGTTGTAAATCTACGAGCAGTTCTTCTTAATTTAAGAATATACGGTGCGTCGTAATTGTATTGAGACATTGAAGGGTCAGCGCCCCAATTATTTATTACATCTTCAAATATATTATCTTGAGCTAAATAAGGAACTTCATACCACTTGTTACCTGCTTCGTCTTTCACATCAACTATACCAATCACATCAGTAGCGTTCAATTTTATTTTATCAAATTTCTTTGGATCTGTGAATTCAAACTCTTCAGTTTTTAATTCACCTGCAATTGCTGGTACATTCTTTTTAAGTAAAAAATATTCTGGATCTCCATTTATATCTACTTTATATACTGTTGTTTCTCTAGGACTTTGTGGTGTGTCTACTGCAAAGTTTACCGCCTCTTGTGTCATAAATATTTCATTTGTAGTGGTCTTACATTCTAACCCATTTAGTATTTCCATAGCATAACTAAAATCTGGCTGCATTGTAGCATTATCAACAGGTACCACTTGATACACAGACATTTCAACAATTGCAGGAACAACTGGCTTTGTTGTATATCCAAGAGCTCTTGCAATATCAATTATATTTGTTCTTTCTTCTGCGTGTACCAATAAACTTTCTTTTAGCTGGTTGTCTACATAATATGATAATACGTCGCCTACATAAGCTGACATTTCTATAAACATCATACCAGGTGACGTTTCATTGAAGTCGTTGTATATATCTGGGAAATAATTCTTAGCGAAATTAACTAGATCATTTCTAAAACCACTAAAATCTTTATTTAGATATTTTATATCCCTTGTTTGTTTTTTATCTAAGTTGCACTCATTTGCCATTATAAAGTTCCCACATTATTTATTGTAATAGTTTCTTTGTTCATACTGTCGTTGAATAGTGCAAATGTAATAGCTATGTTTACTCTATTTTCATTATGTCTAGCTCTTTCAATATCTACGTTTAATATATTAACATAAGACAACCATATTCCAGCTTGTTTTATAATTCTGTCTTTAATTCTTCCTAACAAGCTAGGTGTTATATTTTCAAATAGAGACGCCCATATATCACACCCAAATTCAGGGTGCATTACTCGCTCACCTCTATTTGTTAGTACAAGATTTTTTAAGTTAGTTCTTGTCTGTTCAATTGTAGTATATGAAAGTGCGAAATCGCCTTGTGTAGAAGATTTAGTCGAACCGTGATAATCATCAATGTTGGACAAATTCAAATCTGCAGAACCTGTTATTGCTACTCCTGCATCAGTATATTCTACGTCGAATTTAGTATACCCTCCTTTATCATTTGTAAGAGGCAGCGTTAAACCTATCGCTATATCTTCTTCAAAATCAATTGGGTTATATCTAAATTCTTTTCTTGGTCTCATTACTTAAATCTTTTTACTAACTCTGAATAATCTCTAGTTAATGCTTTGTTTAATGTCGGGTCTAATTTGCTAGTATCAACAGGTCTATTATTTATATCAGTTGTTGGTGCTGCTCCATCTTGCATTCCAGAAAATCTTGCGCGTAAAGTGTTTGCGCTTACTTCTGGCCAATCATCAAATTCGCCATTGTTTGCAGTTTCGTTTAATATACTATTTAGTGACGAGTTTGAAGTATATTTCTTTTGTTTTTCTTTAGGTGTTACGCTGACTTTATTACTCTGTTCCATCAAAGTTAAAACTTCATTTATTTCATTTTTAACTACCGATTTAACTTCACGTTTTACAACCTCTCTGATAATCTTTACCAAATCTTTTTTTGTCATTTTACTCTCCTGTGCTTTATATTATATAAATATAAGAATAATTATTTTTAAGCGATATTATAGCCAAGTCATAGGTGTTGGACCTGCATTATATATTATTATTGCCTTCATATACCAATCATTCAACATTACGCCGCATGCATTCATCCAGGGTAAGTTATCTTCCATACCATTACCGTAAGATTCTATACTTTCAAATGGAGGTGGACCTGGTGGTGGTGTTGCAACCCCTGTTGGTAAAAATCCTGGAAGTATTGCAGCTGCTTGTGCTACAAAGCTATTCTTTAAGCTATTATATTTTGGTTCTCCAGACTTAGCGCCTAATAACACTCCTTTCTGAGTCACGTTACCTAGTGCTAACATAGAATTAGGTGGTATCAACCCAGCGCAGCCTGCTTCAGTTGCGTCAGCCCAGCACGTTGCCCATTCTAAAGGTGGACCTGGTGGTGGAGGTGATTGCAATTGACCTGCTATAGGTATTGGTTTCATCGTATCGCCTTCTGCTCCTTCTGACCAAGTAGAAGACTTAGCATCTAGCTTTTCCTGAAGTTTCATTACAAATGGCTGAACTAAAAACGGCATATTACTGTTGCATCTGCATTAGCTGAGCTTTTAACATCCCATATACTACAGCGTTTATTGGAGGTCCGGAAGGGCCAGCTGGTGTAGGATGTACCTCCATCGTTAATTGATTTAATGTTTCTAATAGTATATCAGCAAGAGCTGTTACGTCCAACTTCCACGCTTTTGTTGATAGACTTATATTATTTTTAGCAGATATAAACACACTATCGTTTTTTGCGTTAAATATAAGTCTGTCAGAACTTACTATAACTTGAGGCTTGTCCATATATGTATTAAGAGGTTTGTGAGGCAGTACTGGGCCTGTTGGTACTGAAACAGTCTCAGGTGCTTCTTTACTTGCAAGCTTTATGTCTATCTTTTGGGTACTTGTCATCATCACCGTTGACTTGTCTTTATTTATATCTTCTATCTTAGCGTCATCTGCATACTGATTTGTCAAAATCATAATAGGATCACCACTAGCACCGCCACCAATTGACCATGTGTCTTTTGTTTTTTGGCCGAGTTGAGATGAACCAAGTCTTATACCATTGTCAAATCTACCCTGTAAAATTGTATCACCTTCGAATGGGTGTACTTGAGGTGTAACGACTTCTTCAAATGTATCACCCAGCGTATCGTTAATACCTTTGTCAGAATGATAACTAGCATTTGGTAATGAATTCTCGTTTTTCTCCCCGTAAAGAGCTATTGTATCTAACCAATAAAATGTAGAGTTTATTGGATTTGTTTGAGCTCCCAAACTAGAAGCTTTTACACATACAACTAATTCTCCTAAAAGTGGAAGACACATATACTGTCTTGAAAGAGGCCTAACCCATACTGCTCCAGAGTCTGGG